CATCATCAATAATATACAGTGCAAAAAGGTGTGGCCTAATTTTGAGGGCGGAGCTTGTATTTTGCGTGCGGGGGTCGCGGGGGTGGGGGTCGCGGCGGGGCTGGCCCCGGCGGGGGGACTTTTGGCGGAGAGCCCCGCGAGGTGGCGTGCGGCCTAGTTTTCTAGGTAAAGGGGCAGTTTCTCCACGCCTACGGGCGTGTAGGGGCGGAATCGAAACTCATTTAGGTGTATCTGCCATAAAAATGTCATGTTCTGTGGTTTTATTGGCTGTTTTGTCGAATTTTATGACCCGTGTGTATTACTGGGAGTTCCGCCAAATGGCTGGCAAAAGTCCCAGATATTCTGTCCTTTGTTCAGTTTCCGTGTGCTGCCAGGTAACCGCGGTCAGGTGACGCCTTCTGGGCAGAGCCGCAGTTAATCATTATTTTTCCGGGAGTGTGCTTTAAATACGTGCTCAAACCGAAAGAGGACTACTCTTGAGTGCGGAGCGAGTAGAGTTTTCTCTTTTCCCCTCAGATTTTCGCTGAAAAATAATGATTTGCCCTGTGCCGCCGGCCGGACTGGACCTGGACTCATTCGTGGCTGATCTCCTTCAGGAGTGGGCGCCTGACTGTGAGTTTGTGGACGTGTCTCCTTCCCCTCCTTCTCCTCCGTCTCTTCTGGATCTGTTTGACGTGTCCGAGGCCGATTCACCGACACCGGAGGACGATGATGTGGTGGTTGTCGCTGATTCTCCTGCCTCTGATACTGAGAGTTGTGTGTGCCTGTCTACTCCTCCGGTTTCTCCTATTACTGTATATTCTGCTTCACCTAATGTGACTGAGGACATGCTGCAGTGTTTAGAAGACATGGCCACTTTTGATGAGGATGATGAAGTTCGCAGCGAGGCTAGCTCTTTTACCGGCTGGTCTGATAATGTGGATGTGGCATCTTGTCCTGCTCAGGGATGTTTGCGCTGTGCCTTCTACCAGTCTCGGGGTGAATCCGCCATTTGCGGCCTCTGCTATCTAAAGGCTCTTTCTGCAGGTAAATGTTTAAACTTTTGGGGTTGATATGTGACTTGATTGTTTTATTGGATTTTACAATGTGTGTGTTCTTTAGTTCCTTTTCAGTTTCCTCCTCGCGGATGCCATTGGGAGAGTGCCATGGATGTGGGGGATGGAGTGGTTGCTGCTGGCGACTTCGGAGAAGGAAGTGGTTTGGCCATGACTCCACCTGTCGTTTATCAAACAGAGCCTTTGGACTTGTCAACACGCCCTCGCCCTTAATCTAATGTACACAATAAAACCTTGTTTGGCCCGCAAACCTTGTCAGTGGTGGTTTTATTGTCATAAATTTTATGGCTTCTAGTTTTGTATATAACTGGCTGGGTTTTGCTGCTGTTCAGAGCAGAGGGCGACTTTTCAGGTAGCATGGATCCACTCGCTCTGTGTGCCGACTATAGCACATTTCGCTTTATTATTAGGGGCAGCTTGTGTGGCTCTGGGTGGGTGCGACGATTCTGTTTTCCAGCTTTGGCAAATGTGTTGGCTGAGGTAGCAGAGGAATATGAGGAGGGGTACTGGAGAGCTTTCCCCCCTGAGGACTACAACTGGGACTTGCTTAGACGGGGTTACACTTTTGCCGCTTTTGTAGATTTGTTTAGCACAGTGGATTTGAGCAACGGAGGCAGGGTGCTTTCCTTTCTAGGGTTTTTATCTTTTATCTTACGGTATTGGCCTTCTGATTCTGTAGTTCCTGCGGCGGATAGACTTGATTTCATTTGTATCCCAGCATGGACGAAGATGCAGCTATGGAGCCAGTCCTTGAGGTTCATGGAAGAGCTGGAGAGCGCGATGGCCGCCCGGCGGGAAGGCATGGGGTCCGATCCCGCTCCCGCCCCCGCCGAAGAACCTACTCAGCCAGTCAGGCTCAGGGCCATCACGCGGAGCACGCAGACGGACCTAGACCACCAGGATTAGAGAATGCCTTTAATATGTTAGACCCCTTAAATGTTCTGCCTATGCTTTTTGATGATCATGCTTTAGTTAGACGCCAGGACCAGGTTCCTTTTTCTGTTATTCGGGCTGATGAGATGGCAAATGGGCCTTCTGATAGATGGTTTTTTGAAAGTGTGCAAGCTGTGCGGGTGGAGCCGGGAGAAGATTTGGGGGCTGCTATTAGGGAGCATGCTAAGATTTCCCTTAAACCCGGAGCCATTTATGAGATTACTGCCAGCATTGTTGTTACTGGGGCCTGCTACATTATCGGCAACTCGGCCATTTTGAGGGTGAATGTTCCCAACGGGGCCCCGGTGTTCACCATTGCCAACAGTGAACCCATTCCGGCGGTGGGCTTTATGGAGAGAATCTGTTTAGCAAATATAATGTTTGTCAATGGGGGCTCTAGCAAGGCCGTGTGCTGTATGTCTACTCGCAATATTCTAATTCATGGCTGTGTTTTTTCTGGGGCTCACATGTTGTGCTTGGATATGCGCGCTGGGGCAGAAGTTAGGGGTTGCCAATTTGTGGGGACCGTGTGTGCTGTCCGCTCCCGAGGGTTCTACAATCTCCGAGTGAAGAACTGCACTTTTGAGAGATGTGTGTTTGGAGTGGTGGCGGATACAAAAGTTGCCATTTCCCACTGCTTCTTTGGGGATTGCTGCTGCGCCATTAAAATGGCTTTGACCGGGAGCGTGACCCATTCCCAGGTGATTATCACAAACAGACAGCTGGCGCCCATGAATATTCAATTGTGCACCTGTGAAGAGCACGGCAGCCATGTTCGCCCCCTGGGGAACGTGCATGTGTGTTCTCACCCTGAGGCGCCCTGGCCTAAGTTTCAGAGTAATACCTTTAACAGAGTGAGGGTCTACCTGGGAAAGAGGCGGGGGGTGTTTCATCCCCGGAACTGCCTGTTTGGACTGTCAATTATTGCGGCCCCGGCTGGGGTGGCGCAGCAGACTTATTTCTTTGGCGTGTTTGACGGAACATGCGCGGTGATCCAGTTGACGGAGGGCGAGGAAGACGCTGGCGAGAGACTCTGTACCTGCGGGGAACGGCACATGACCCCCCTGATGCAGGCCTCCTACATCGTGGACACCCGGGTGAACCGGGAACTGAACTCGCATGACACGGCTGAATACTCCAGCTCGGATGAAGAGGATTACTATTAGGTAAGTATGGGCGTGGTTTAGGGCTATAAATACCGGATACCCGGGGGGTGACCTTATAGGAAGCCATGGATCCTCAACAGGAGGGTATTGTGAACACCTGCTTTGTAACCACTCGCCTTCCTTCCTGGGCAGGTTCTCGCCAGAATGTTACTGGATCAGATTTGGAAGGACGCCCCGTTCCCTCTGCTACTCGCTTCGGTGCCGCTGCTGCTGCTTCTCGGATGGCTATTCAGGAAGAACTGGAAACATCCCTGAATGGGGCCATTGAAGACCTGAAAAACCGCATCACCGCCCTGCAAACCGCTCTCACCGCGCTGAATAATGAAGTTAATCAGCTGAAACAGGCCGCTCCTCCCGCCCCCGGGCCTCCCGCCGCCCGACCCTGAATAAAAGTTGGCTCAAAATGTAATCAATAAACTTTATTGCGTTTGGCATGATAATAACGGCTCCAGCGTTGTCTGTCAGAGAGGGTTTTATGGATTTTTTCCAGGGCTTGATACAGGTGGGCTTGCACATTGAGGTACATGGGGATGAGGCCCTCTTTGGGGTGTAGGTACAGCCAATGCATGCAGTCGTCCACGGGTTCGGTGTTGTAGAGGATCCAGTCATAGCTGGTATTTAAGCGGTGAAAGTTAAAAATGTCTTTTAGGAGCAGAGACACAGCGGTGGGTAGCCCCTTGGTATACAAGTTAATAAAGCGATTTAGCTGGGAAGGGTGAACCTTGGGGCTGATGATGTGCATCTTAGCCTGGGTTTTCAGGTTGGAGATGTTGCCCCCCTGGTCCCTGCGGGGGTTCATGTTGTGCAGGACCACTATGACAGAGTAGCCCGTGCACTTGGGGTATCGGTCCAGCAGTTTGCTGGGAAAGGCATGAAAGAACTTGGCCACCCCCTTGTGTCCCCCCAGGTCCTCCATGCACTCGTCCATGACAATGGCAATGGGCCCGGCGGCGGCCGCGCGGGCAAATACATTTTGGGGGTTGGTGACATCATAGTTCACCTCATTGGTCAGCTCAGCATAAGACATTTGCACAAACTTGGGCACAATGCTACCGCTCTGCGGGATGACTGTGTTTTCGGGGCCAGCTACAAAGTTCCCCTCACAGATTTGGGCCTCCCAGGCGGCAATCTCCTGAGGGGGAATCATGTCAACGTGGGGGGTGATGAAGAAGACGGTTTCTGGCGCGGGGACAATGAGCTGGGCTGACATGAGGTTACGGAGCAGCTGGGACTTGCCGCAGCCGGTCGGGCCGTACACCACTGCAATGAAAGGCTGCTTGTAATAGTTGAGAGAGGAGCAGGTGCCATCTTTGTTCAGAAACTGGGAGGCCTCGGCCATGCAGTTTTCAATGGCATGGTGGGTGTCTAGCAGACTGTGAAGCAGGGCGTCCCCCCCTAGCGAGAGTAGCTCCTCAAAGGAGGAAAAGCTGAGGAGGGGCTTAAGGCCCTCGGCAAAAGGCATGTTTTTCAAGGTGCCCTGCAGCGTCTGCAGCTTGTCCCACAGGTTTTTCAGCTGGTCCACGGCAGCTCCATCCAAGTGGTTTCTGTATTTCTTGGGTTTGGAAACCGCCGGCTGTAGGGGATCAAGCGGTGGGAGTCCACCTCGTGGAGGGTTTTGTCTTTCCACGGCCTCAGCTTGCGAGTGAGGGTGGTCTCCGTGACGGTAAAGGGCTGCACGTGGGCCTGCACGCTGGCCAGGGTGCGGCGCAGGCTGGTCCGGCTGGTCTGGAAGACATCGGAGCCTTGCTGCAGGTCTGCCAGGTAGCAGGCCTTGAGGGTGTCATACGAGAGCTCGGAGGTGGCGTGGCCCTTGGCGCGCAGCTTGCCTTTGCCCACGTGACCGCAGCGGGTGCAGACGGTGTTTTTGAGGGCATAGAGCTTGGGCGCCAGGTACACGGACTCGGTGCTGTAGGCGTCCCCTCCGCACTTTTCGCACTGGGTCTCGCACTCCACCAACCAAGTGAGCTCGGGGTGGTCTGGGTCAAAAACTAGCTTCCCGCCATTTTTTTTGAGTCTCTTCTTACCTTTTTCCTCCATGAGCCTGTACCCCTCGCGGGTGGTGAAGAGGCTGTCGGTGTCCCCGTAGACAGATTTCAAATTTCTCTTCTCCAGGGGGATTCCGGCGTCGTCCGCGTACAGAAACTGGGCCCACTCGGAGACGAAGGCCCGCGTCCACGCGAGAACAAATGACGCGATCTGGGACGGGTAGCGGTTGTTGGCAATGAGTGGCGTTGACTTCTCCAGGGTGTGCAAACAAAAGTCATCGTCCTCTGCATCTAGAAACGTGATTGGCTTGTAAGTGTATGACGTCACGCTAGTGGGGGACATAAAAGGGGTCTCCGGGTGGGGGTCCCCATCATTGGCGACGGCGGTGTGGGTCAGCGCCACGCTGGGATCAGGTGGGTACGCTACGACAAATTCTGGCATGATTTCTGCGCACAGGTTGTCTGTTTCTATGTAAGAAGAAGATTTGACCACGAACGCGCCCGTGGAGATGTCGTGGGCGGTCTCGGCATCTATTTGGTCAGAAAACACCGTCTTTTTGTTGTCAAGCTTGGTGGCGAAGGAGCCGTAGAGGGCGTTGGAGAGCAGCTTGGCTATGCTGCGCATGGTTTGGTTTTTATTTTTGTCTGCCTGCTCTTTGGCCTGGATGTTTAGCTGCACGTACTCGCGCGCGAGACACTTCCACTCGGGGAAGACGGTGGCGCGGGCGTCGGGCACAAAGCGCACCTTCCAGCCTCTGTTGTGTAGGGTGATGACGTCAATGGAGGTGGCCACCTCCCCGCGGAGGGGCTCGTTGGTCCAGCACAGTCTTCCTCCCTTCCGCGAGCAGAAGGGGGGGAGGACATCTAAAAACTCATCTGCCGGGGGGTCTGCATCTATGGTGAGGATGGCGGGCAGGAGCTCGGGGTCAAAGTAGCTGATCTGTGCCTCCGTTTGCATCTTCAACTCGTACCGCCGCACCGCCAGGGCTCTTTCAAAGGGATTGAGGGGCGGGCCCGCGGGGAAGGGATGCGTGAGCGCACTGGCATACATGCCGCAGATGTCATAGACAAACACGGGCTCGTCCAGCAGTCCGATAAAGGTGGGATAACAGCGCCCCCCGCGGATGCTGGCGCGCACATACTCATACATCTCATTGGAAGGGGCCAACAGTGTGGTGCCCAGGTGGCTTTGGTTGGGCTTTTCGGCCCTAAAGAGGATCTGCTTAAAGAGGGCGTGTGAGTTGGAGCTAATGGTAGGCCGCTGAAATACATTGAAGGACGCCTCAGGTAAGTTCACCGACTCCGCGACAAAGGCCTGGTATGCTTCTGTGAGCTTCAAGACTAGCTGAGTGGTAACCTTTACATCCTGGGCGCAGTAGTCAAGGGTGCTTTGAATGATGTCGTAAGCGTCCTTTTTTTCTTCCCTCCACAGCTGCTTGTTGAAGCGGTACTCCTCGGCATCCTTCCAGTAGTCTTCCGCGGGAAAGCCATCGGCATCTCGCCGGTAAGTACCCAGCATGTAAAATTCATTCACGGCCTGGTAGGGACAGCACCCTTTTGACACCGGCAGGTTGTATGCTTTGGCAGCGTTTCGCAGGCTGGTGTGTGTCAGGGTGAAAGTGTCGCGCACCATAAACTTGATGAACTGGTTTCTGAGGTCACAGGCCAGCAGCTGGCCTTTTTCCCAGTCGGTGTAGTCTTTTCTTGGAAAGTAAGCGGGGTTGGGCAGGGCGTAGGTGACATCATTAAAAAGCAGCCTGCCGGCGCGTGGCATAAAGTTCCTAGAAATTTGAAAGGCGGGCGGAATTTCCGCCCGTGTGCTCACCACCTGCGCGGCCAGCAAAATTTCATCAAACCCCGTGATGTTGTGCCCCACCACGTAGACCTCAATGAAGCGGGGGGCTCCCTGCAACTTGAGCTTTTTAAGGGCCGCGTAGGAGATGTCCTCTGAGTTGGGCAAACCCAGCTCCCTGGTTTTGGCCTCGAGGTCGGGGTTCTGAGAGAGGAAGTGGGACCAGAGCTGGGAGGCCAGCAGCTGCTGCAGCGTGTCCCTGAGCTTCTTAAACTTGATACCGATGGCTTTTTTCTCAGGGGTGAGGCAGTAAAAGACATCTCCCTCAGCGTCCCAGGAGTTCCATCCCTGGGCCGCGGCCAGCTCCCTGGCCGCGGCCACCAGGGCGGGCGCGCCCACCAGCTGGAAGACTAGCATGAAGGGTACCAGTTGCTTGCCAAAGCGCCCGTGCCAGGTGTAGGTCTCGACGTCATAGACAATAAACAACCTTTCGGTTTCCGGGGGAGATCCCAGAGGGGTGAAGGCTATCTTTTCCCACCAGTCGGAGGAGTGGGCGGCAACGTGGTGGAAGTAAAAGTCTCGGCGCCGGAGGGCGCAGGTGTGGGTGACCTTGTAGAAAGAACCACAGAACTCGCACTTGTGGGTGGCGGCAATGTCTTTAATGAGGTGAACTTTGCGCTGCTTGACGAGGAACTGGAGGGGAAAGTGCAGGAGAGGCTGGGCGGCCTGCATCTGCACGCGCCTCACCTTGCCCCGCTGGTAGTAGCAGATGAGGGAGTGGGCGGCGGCGGCCTGCTCCAGGAGGGTGGGCAGCGAGTGCGGCGTGAGGGGGTTTTCAAAGCAGGCTGGCACCTCGCAGAGGTTGGCATGGCAGAGGCTGGCGAGGGCGGCCTTCCAGTCGGCGTGGTACTTAATTTCTACAAACTGACCGTCGTCCAGGACCGCCGAGACGGAGAGGGTGGCCCTCTGCGTCACCACCGCCCCCTTGTACTGCCGCCTCTGGGGCTTCACGGGGGCAGCTGCACCCGGGAGTGGGGCGCCGGCAGGGGACGGTGCTGGGATTTGAGCTGGCTCGCCAGGGCTATGACCCGGCGGTTGATGGTCTGAATTTGGTTGTTCTGGGAAAAGACGACGGGCCCCGTCATTTTGAACCTAAAAGACAGTTCCATAGAATCAATTTCTGTATCATTGACGGCCACCTGCCTGAGGATCTCCCCCACGTCCCCGCTGTTGTCATGGTAGGCGATGTCCGCCATGAACTGCTCTATCTCATCCTCCTCCAACTCGCCCATCCCCGCCCGCTCGACGGTGGCCGAGAGATCCCCCGAGACGCGCTCCATGACCTGGGTGAAAGCATTTTCCCCCATCTCGTTCCACACCCGGCTGTAGACCACCTGCCCCTCTGCGTCCCTGGCACGCATGACCACCTGCGCTAGCTCTAGGTCTACCCATCGGGAACAGGGGGGGTAGAGGCGGAGGTTATGGTGGAGGTAGTTGAGGGTGGTGGCGATGTGCTCGGCCACAAAGAAATACATGACCCATCGGCGGATGGTGAGCTCGTTGATATTGCCCAGCATCTCGAGGCGCTGCATGACCTCGTAAAAGTCCACGGCAAAGTTAAAAAATTGCTCGTTGCGGGCAGAAACGGTGAGCTCTTCCTGCAGGAGCCGGATGACCTCCACGATGGTGTCGCGCACCTCCTCCTCAAAGGACCGTGCCGGCGGGGACGGCGAGGGGCTGGGGGCCGGAGGCTCTTCCATCTCCACATCCGAGATTTCCTCTGCGGCGGGCGGGGGCGCCCTGCGGCGGCGGCGGCGGCCGGGGAGCCGGTCCACAAACCGCTCGATGACCTCCCCCCTCCGCCGGCGCATCTCCTCGGTGACGGCGCGGCCGTTCTCCCGGGGCCGGAGCTCAAAGGCCCCTCCGGAGAGGGGGGTACAGGGGGCGGGCCTGGGTAAGCTGAGGGCGCTGATGATGCTTTTTGTTACAGTTTGACTGGGAAGAGCCCGGATAGTCTGAAACTCGGCGAGCCCGGGGTCAGAGAACTTCTCCACGAAGGCGTCGAGCCACATACAATCACAAGGTAAGCTGAGGACGGTGTGCGGGTTGCGGGGGGTGACGAGAAAGTTGAAAAATGCTGTTTTGAGCTTGCGGATGGTGGTTAAAATGGCCAGGTCTTTGGCGCCGGCTCTCTGCACCCGAACGCGGTCGGCGAGGCCCCAGGCCTGCCCCTGACACTGGGCCAGGTTCTTGTAGTGGTCTTGCAGGAGGCCCTCCACAGGCACGCTCTCCCCTCCCATGCGGGTGGTGCCGAAGCCGCGCAGGGGGCGCAGCATGGCGAGGTCGGCCACCACCCTCTCGGCCAGGATGGCCTGCTGCACCTGGGCGAGCGTCTCCTCAAAGTTTTCCAGGTCGATGAAGCGGTGGTAGGCCCCGGTGTTGATAGTGTAGGAGCAGTTGGCCATGACGGTCCAGTTGAGCTTTTGCTGCAGGGGGAGGTGGATCTCGGTGTACTTGAGGCGGCTGTAGGCCCGCGTGTCAAACACGTAGTCGTTGCAGGTGCGCACCAGGTACTGGTAGCCCACCAGGAGGTGCGGAGGCGGGTAGAGGAAGAGGGGCCAGCCCTCGGTGGCGGGTTCGCGCGGGCTGAGGTTCATGAGCATGATGCGGTGGTACTGGTACACATACTTGGACATCCAGGCCACCCCCACGGCGGTGGTGGAGGCCCTGGTGTAGTTGCGGACGCGGTTGAAAATGTTTCTGATGGGGCGAAAGACCTCGATGGTGTACTGGGTCTGCCCGGTGAGGCGCGCGCAGTCGAGCGTGCTCTGCAAGAAAAACAGGGGGGACGATGGCGCTTTCCTTCACTCCTTGCAGATGCACCCGGTGCTGCGCCAGATGAAGCCGCTCGCAGCTTCTGGGGGGCGGGCCGACGCGGAAAGCGAGGGCCTGGCCCGCATTCAAGGCGGGGCTGCGCCCGAGCAGCACCCGCGGGTGCGCCTGAAGCAGGAGGCGGCCGAGGCTTACATCCCCCCCAGTAACGTGTTCAGGGACAATGAAGGCGAAGAGGCCGAGGGCGTGCGGCACCTCAAATTTGAAGCGGGGCGGCTGCTGAAGCCGGGCCACGGGTCGGGGCGGGTGCTGGGCGAGAAGGACTTTGAGAAGGACCCCAGGCACGGGGTGAGCCCCGCGGAGGCGCACCTCCGCTCGGCGGACCTGGTGACCGCGTACGAGCAGACAGTGAAGGAGGAAGTGAACTTCCAGACCTCTTTTAACAACAACGTGCGCACGCTCATCTCGCGGGAGGAGGTGGTGGTGGGGCTGATGCACCTGTGGGACTTTGTGCAGGCCTACCTGGAGAACCCCCTGAGCAAGGCGCTGACGGCGCAGCTCTTTCTGATTGTGCAGCACTGCCGGGACGAGGGGGTGCTGAGGGAGAGCCTGCTGAACATAGCAGAGCCCGAGAGCAGGTGGCTGGTGGACCTGCTCAACCTGCTGCAGACCATAGTTGTGCAAGAGCGCGGTCTGGCGGTGGGGGAGAAGGTGGCGGCCATAAATTACTCGGTCATTACCCTGAGCAAACATTACGCCCGGAAGATATTCAACTCTGTGTTTGTGCCCATCGATAAGGAAGCCAAAATCAACAGTTTTTATATGAGGGCGGTGATTAAGCTGTTGGTGTTGAGCGATGACCTGGGCATGTATCGCAACGAGAGGATAGAGAGGGCGGTGTCGGGGGCCCGGCAGCGGGAGTACAGCGACCGGGAGCTCATGGGGCGGCTGCGGCGCGCGCTGGCCGACACGGGGGTGGTAGAGGAGGAGGAGGAGACGGCCGCGGGGCCCGAGGACGGGGAGAGGTTCCGCCCCCGCGAGGTGTGGGGCGCGGGGGCCGGCTGCGGCCGGTCCGGGACCAGGTTCGCCACCCCCGAGGACGAGCTTTCGGAGGATGAGGATGAGGGCCCTGACGGCTGCCTCTCGTTCCAGCAGCATGAGCGCGGCTCTCAACCCCGTGAAAATGGCGGCTATGCAGAGCCAGCCTACAGCCGACGACGGTTGGGCCGCTTCTATTAACCGCATCATGGCCCTGACGGCGGGTGCCAAGCACCAGTTCGCCTCCCAGCCCTTTGCCAACCGGCTGGATGCCATTCTGGAGGCGGTAGTGCCGTCCCGCAAGGATCCCACCCATGAAAAAGTGTTGACCATAGTTAATGCCCTGATAGAAAACGGCGCCATTAGGCGGGACGAGGGGGCGGGGGTTTTCGACGCGCTGCTGGCGCGCGTGTCCAAGTACAACAGCATGAACGCCCAGAGCAACCTAGAGAGGCTGGCCGGGGACGTGCGGGAGGCGGTGGCGCAAAAGGTGCGCATCGCCGAGGGCAACCTGGGCTCCCTGGCCGCGCTGAACGGGTTCCTGGCCCGCCTGCCCGCCAATGTGGAACGGGGGCAGGAAAACTACACGGGCTTTCTGTCGGCGCTGAAGCTGCTGGTCAGCGAGGTGCCCAACACCGAGGTGTACCAGGCGGGGCCACACTACTTTCTGCAAAGCAACAGAAACGGAACGCAGACGGTGAACCTGACCGCCGCTTTTGAAAACTTGAAGCCACTGTGGGGCGTGAGGGCCCCCACAATGGAGCGGCTGAGCATCTCGGCCCTGCTCACCCCCAACACCCGTCTCTTGCTGCTGCTGGTGTCCCCCTTTACCGATAGCGTGAGCATCAGCAGGGACTCTTACATCGGGTACCTGCTCACCCTGTACCGGGAGGCCCTGGGGCGGGCGCACCTAGACGAGCGCACCCTGCAGGAGGTGACTCAGGTCAGCCGGGCTTTCGGCCAGGACGGCATAGAAAACCTGCAGGCCACGCTGAACTTCCTCCTGACTAACCGGCAGAAGCGGCTGCCGCGAGAGTACTCTCTCACGGCGGAGGAGGAGAGGATCCTGCGGTTCGTGCAGCAGGCCGTGAGCCTGCGCATGATGCAGGAGAATCTGGACGCGACCGAGGCCCTGGACGTGACCGTGGCCAACCTCGAGCCCACTTTCTATGCCAGCAACAGGGACTTTATTAACAAGCTGATGGACTACTTCCACCGGGCGGCGGCCATGGCCCCCGATTACTTTCTGAGCATAGTCATGAACCCGCGCTGGCTGCCCCCCGAGGGCTTTTTTACCGGCACGTTTGACTTCCCCGAGCGGGACGAGTACGCCTGGGACGGGCTGAGCAACTCAGTTGACATGACGCTGCGGGACGCGGCGGTGGCGGCGGTGGAGGCTAAGTTTTTGGACGATGACCAGCGGGTGGAGTCCCGGGACCCCTCGCGCGCCACCACCCCGGCCCCGTCCCGTCGCCCCTCGGTGGACTCGGGGGACTTTATGTCCCTGGTTCGCAACAACGCGACCGCCGAGAAAAATGTCACCCGCGAGGTGGACTCGCTGGCTGACAAGCTGGCCCGGTGGAAGACTTACAAGAGGGAGGTAGAGGAGGCGCGGGCGGCGGTTCCGAGCGCGGCCGCGCGGCCCAAGGACCCGACCCGGTACAGGTCCCGCTCGCCCTTTGGCAGCGACGACAGCGACGATGGGATGGGCAAGCCAGACAAGTATCTCAAGTTTGAAGGGTCAGGGAACCCCTTTGCCCACCTGCGCCCCCAGCAGGGGCGCCGTCTGTTTCGCCAATAAAAGCATACCCACCAGAGCCATGACGCCCGCGTTTCTTTGTAGCCAAATGGAGTACCCGTCGTCTCCTCCGCCGTCCTACGAGGCGGTGATGCAAGTGCCCTCGATTTTGGCTCCGGTGGTGCCGCCGCGGTACCGGGGTGCTACAGAAGGAAGAAACAGTATCCGTTACTCCCAGCTGCCCCCGCTGTTTGACACCACCCGCATCTACTTAATAGATAATAAGTCGGCCGACATCCAGGCCCTAAACTATCAGAATGACCACAGCAACTTTTTGACCACCGTGGTGCAAAACTCCAACTTTTCCCCCATGGAGGCCAGCACGCAGTCCATCCAGCTGGACGACCGGTCCCGCTGGGGGGGAGACTTCAAGTCTATGTTGCACATGAACATGCCCAACACCACCGAGCACATGTTCACCAATAGTTTCAGGGCGCTGCTGCCGGCGGCGGCGGACGCGCAGGGGCTGATCACCAGCTACGAGTGGTACACCCTGACCCTGCCCGAGGGCAACTTTTCCGAGGTCATGCTGATGGACCTCATGAATAACGCGGTGGTGGAAAACTACCTGGCCCACGGCAGGCAGAAAGGGGTGCGGGAGGAGGACATCGGGCTCAAGTTTGACACGCGGAACTTCCGCCTGGGCTTCGACCCCGAGACCCAGCTGGTCATGCCGGGGTTCTACACCAACGAGGCCTTTCACCCGGACATAGTGCTGAGTCCGGGCTGCGCGGTGGACTTCACTCAGAGCCGGCTGAACAACTTTTTGGGCATCAGAAAGAGGCAACCCTACCAGGAGGGCTTCATTATATCCTGGGACGACCTGCAGGGGGGCAACATCCCCGCGCTGCTGGACTTGGAGCATTACGACCCCAAGGTCCCCAACCAGAACATCCAAGCTCTGCAGCAGGACTCCAAGCAGCGCTCGTACCACGTGGGCGGGGACCCCACAGCCGGGCCCACCTTCACCTGGTACCGCAGCTGGTACCTGGCCTACAACTACGGGGACCCCCAGGGGGTGCGCAGCCAGACCCTGTTGGTCTCCCCGGACATCACCTGCGGAGTGGAGCAGATTTACTGGAGCCTGCCAGACCTGGCCGAGAATCCCGTCACCTTCACCTCGGGCCACAACCCCAGCGCGTATCCCGTGATTGGCACGGAGCTGCTGCCGCTGCTGCCGCGCAGCTTTTACAACGGCTCCTCGGTGTACACGCAGCTGCTGCAGGAGAGCACGAGCCAGACCCAAGTTTTTAACCGCTTTCCCGAGAATGCCATTTTGCAAAGGCCCCCCGCCCCCTCGATCATCAGCATCAGCGAAAACGTGCCGGCCCTGACCAACCACGGAACCATCCCGCTGAAAAACAACATCCCGGGGGTGCAGCGCGTCACCATCACGGACGCGCGCAGGCGCGTGTGCCCCTACGTGTACAAAAGCTTGGGGGTCGTGGTGCCCCGCGTGCTGTCGAGCAAAACCTTCTAGTGACGCTTTCTTCTTTTTATTAGCGAGAGCCATGGCCATCCTAATCTCACCGTCTAACAACACCGGCTGGGGTCTAGGCTCTCACCGTCTTTTTGGAGGAGCCAAGCAAAAGTCAGATCAGCACCCCGTTTTTGTGCGCGCCCATTACCGCGCCCAGTGGGGCGCCCACCGGGGCCGCCGGGCGCGCGCGCGCCGCGGTCGGCGCGTCAGGGTGGTAGCTCCCCTGGACCCGCGGACGGAAGCCGAAATGGTGGCGACCATTGACGAGGTGGCCCGCAACGGACCCCCGGCGGCGCGAGCGGTCTTGGAAGCGGCGCGGCGCGTGGGCGCCTACAACCTGAGGCGCTCCCCCAAGCTGACCCGGGCCGGGCAGGCGCTGATGCATGCCCGCGTGAGCCGCCTGGTGCGCAGCGCGCGCCGCCGAAAAAGAAACTAAAAATAAACTCCTGAGTAGTCTTTCCACCGAGTGATGGCTTATTTTTTCACTAAAGCCTCGTCGCCATGGCCGCTATCAGTCGGGCCATCAAGCAAGAGCTCCTGGAAGACCTCAAGCCAGAAATCTATCTGGCCCCGCGGCGACGTCCCCGGGTTAAGACTGAGGAAAAAGTTGATGTGAAAACTCTAGTAAAGGTCAAAAGTAAAAAGCGCAGGGCCGCCAAACAGGAAGAGCAAGCCGATGTGGAGTTTGTTAGACGCTTCGCCCCGCGGCGGCCCTACCAGTGGAAGGGTAGAAAGGTGCAGGCCATCGTGCGCCCCGGCGTGCCCGTGGTCTTCACCCCCGGGCAGCGGAGCCAGCGCAGGATCAAGAGGGACTACGATGAGGTGTACGCGGACGAGGACATCCTCGACCAGGCCGGGGCCATGATAAACGAGTTTGCCTACGGCAAGCGGGCGCAGCTGCTCACCGAGCACAACCCCACCCCGTCCCAGGTGCCCATCACCGAGCAGGAGCCCGTGGTGCGGCCGGGCGAGGCCAAGCTGCTGCCCACGGTGCAGGTGCTAGTGCCGCGGGAGGTGAAGCGCGAGACGGTGCTGCCGGTGGGCAAGAGCGAGGCTGGGGACGTGAAAATTGAAAACAAGGGAGTGGAGGAGGTCGCTCCCGGGCTGGGCGTGCAAACGGTGGACATTAAGGTGCCTCTGAAGCGCAAGGGCGGCTCGGACCTACCGGGGGGGAAGAGGTTCAAGGAAGAACTGGAAGAGCTGCTGCCTCTAGAGAGTCTGGAACCCACCCTGAAGATGGAGTACTCTGAGGGCCCCGTGCACCGCCCCATAGCCGTGCCGCGCAGAAAGAGAGCCACCGCGGCGGTGGAAGCGCCCCCGGTGGAAGTGATGGAAGTGCAGGCCATGACCGCCCCGCCCCCGCGCGCCCCGCCCGCTCCCGCCGCGGTAGTGGCGGCGCCGGCTCCCGTGCCGATGGTGGTGGAGACGGTAACGCCCAGCCGTGCGCCCCGCGCGCCGGCGGCCGCGGTGACAGCGACGGGGGCCGCGCCGGCCAGGGCCCCCAGCCGCTGGGGTCCGGCCAATGCCATTTTTCCCGAGTACCGCTACCACCCCAGCATCAGCGCGCGCCCCGTCCGCGGCCCCCAGCCGCGCGGCCGGGTGAGCCGCTGGGGCCCGGCCAACTCGATCATGCCGGAGGTGCGGCTGCACCCGAGCATGGTGCAGGCCGTGACCCGCGCGGTGGCCCCCAGGCGGCGCCGCGCCCGGCAGCCGCGCAAAAAGACCAGGGCCCGCCGCCGTCCCGCGCTGCCCAGCCCCGTGTACTACCACCCGTCCATCTTTCCTGTGCCCCGGCGCCCCTAACTGTTATTTTTTGCTTCACGCAAGGATGGCCGGGAGGAATGTCACTCTCCGCGTCAGGGTACCAGTGCGCACTCGTCTTTCTGGCCGCGGGCGCCGGCGACCTCGGGGCGCCAGGCGACTTCGCTGTGGGAAAATGAAAGGAGGATTTTTGCCGGCCCTGATTCCCCTGATCGCGGCGGCCATCGGCGCCGTCCCGGGCATAGCTTCGGTAGCTCTGCAGGCGGCCAGGAAGTAGCTCGCTTACTGATCATACCCTTTTTCTTGCGCCAGAAGAAGACAAAAAATGGACGCTGTCAATTTTTCCTCCCTGGCTCCGCGCTACGGGTCTCGCCCCATGATGAATAGCTGGTCTGGCATCGGCACCAGCGGCATGAACGGCGGTGCTTTTAACTGGGGCGGTATCTGGAGCGGGATCAAAAACTTTGGCAGCAATGTCAAAAGCTGGGGCAGCAAGGCCTGGAACAGCCAGACGGGCAAAATGCTGAGGCAGAAACTAAACGACACCAAAGTGCGCGAGAAGCTGGTAGAGGGGATCGCCACGGGGGTGCACGGGGCGCTGGACATCGCTAACCAGGAGATAGCTAGGCAGGTAGAGAAGCGGCTAGAGAGGCAGCAGCCCGTGGAGGAGGTGGAAGTGGAAGAGGAGCTGCTGGAGAGCAAGCCCGCGCTTGAGGCGCCCCTGGTGGTAGAAACTAGCAAAAAGCGCCCGCGGGACGAAGAGCTCATCATCACCGCGGACGAGCCCCCTTCCTACGAAGAGGCGCTACTAGCCGCTCCGCCGCGCCCCATGACTAGGCCTCACCACGCGATGGCGCGCCCGGTCTTGGCCGACCGCCCCACCACCCTCGAGCTGAAGCCCAGCGACCTGCCTCCTCCGTACAGTCCGGCGCCGGCAAAGCCTAAGCCGGCCCCGGCGCCCGTCCCAGTGCCCGTCCCGCTGCCCGCACCCGCTCCCGCGCCCAAGGTGACGGTGGTGCCGACGGCCCCGGCGCCCGTGGTGCTGCCGGTGGCGGCGCCGTCCCGCTCCAGGGGCTGGCAGGGCACCCTGGCCAACATTGTAGGCGTGGGTCTTAGGGGAGTGAAACGGCGCCGCTGCTTCTACTGATTGTGATTAAATGGTGAATCGTGACCTGAGTGCCGACCCTGTCTTTTTTTGACCGCGCCAGCTGCGAAGATGGCGACCCCGTCGATGCTGCCCCAGTGGTCTTACATGCACATAGCGGGCCAGGACGCCGCGGAATACCTGTCTCCCGCTCTGGTTCAGTTTGCCCAGGCCACCAGTTCGTACTTTAAGCTGGACAACAAGTTCAGGAACCCCACCGTGGCCCCCACCCACGATGTGACCACGGAGCGGTCGCAGCGGCTGCAGCTGCGCTACGTGCCCGTGATGCAGGAGGACGGGCAGTACACGTACAAAACCCGCTTCCAGCTGGCCGTGGGCGACAACCGCGTGCTGGACATGGCCAGCACGTACTTTGACATCCGCGGGACCCTGGACCGGGGCCCCTCGTTTAAGCCCTACAGCGGCACCGCCTACAACCCCCTGGCCCCCAAGGCGGGCGCTAACAACTGCTTGTTCAATGGAACAGGCAATAATATTAATACTGTAGCTCAAGTCACTACACTAGGCAACATTACTGTGCAGGGCCTAAACGGAGTTACAAACTCAGCATATGAACCATATCCCCAACAGGGTCCAGAAAGCTGGACCTCAGGAAGCCTGGAAGCTATAGGAGATGCTGGAGCTAGAGCTCTAAAAGCTACTGTACCTCGACAACCTTGCTATGGTTCTTATGCTGCTCCCACTAATGAGAACGGGGGCCAAAGCACTGGAACAATTACCCCGGCCTACTACAAAAAAACAACTACTGCGGGGGCCACTGATGTAGATGCTATGCTATATACTGAAGAGGTGGCCCTTCAAGCCCCAGACACCCACTTGGTTTATAAAGTTGCAGAGGCTGATGCTAAAGGCATTCCAGGTGTGGGTCAACAAGCTGCACCAAACAGGCCAAATTACATTGCTTTTAGGGATAACTTCGTTGGGCTCATGTATTACAACAGCAATGGCAACCTTGGAGTACTAGCTGGACAATCCTCCCAACTAAATGCTGTTGTAGATTTGCAAGATAGAAATACTGAACTTTCATACCAACTTCTTCTGGATGCTTTGACTGATAGAACAAGGTATTTTTCTATGTGGAATCAGGCTGTTGACAGCTATGACCATGATGTCAGAATAATAGATAATCACGGTGTAGAAGATGACATGCCCAATTACTGCTTCCCTCTAAGCGGAATGGGCGTAATGGAGGCTGTGAGCAGTATGAAAGTGAACACGGCCAACAATGGTTTTGAAGCGAACAATACTAACCAAGGTCCAGTTCAGCAAATAGGTTTTGGAAACGTTAACGCCATGGAAATTAACCTAAATGCTAACCTGTTTAAAGGATTTCTATATTCAAACATAGCCCTTTACCTACCGGATGATTACAAATATACCCCACAAAATGTAACAGAGCCAGCTAACCATAACACCTATGCCTACATGAACATTAGGCTGCCGGCCGCTAACCTGGTAGATACTTTTGTCAATGTGGGTGCTCGCTGGTCTCCTGATGTAATGGATACTGTCAACCCTTTCAATCATCACAGAAATGCCGGACTGCGATACCGGTCACAGCTGTTGGGCAATGGGCGCTATTGCTCGTTTCATATTCAGGTGCCTCAAAAGTTTTTTGCAATCAAAAACCTCCTACTCCTTCCGGGGACGTACACGTACGAATGGTCTTTCAGGAAGGATGTAAACATGATCCTGCAAAGCAGCCTGGGGAATGATCTCAGAGTAGACGGAGCCTCCATCACCATTCAGAGCATCAACCTGTATGCCAGCTTCTTCCCCATGGCTCACAACACCGCTTCAACCCTGGAAGCCATGCTACGCAACGATGTCAACGACCAAACCTTTGCCGATTATCTCTCAGCGGCTAACATGCTGTACCCCATCCCTGCCAATACCACCAATCTGCCCATTTCAATTCCAGCCAGAAACTGGGCAGGCTTCAGGGGATGGAGCTTTACCCGCATTAAGCAAAAAGAGACACCAGCCCTGGGGTCTCCATTTGACCCCTACTTCACTTACTCGGGCACTATGCCCTACTTGGATGGCACCTTTTACCTGAGTCATACTTTTAGAAGAGTCTCCATTATGTTTGACTCTTCTGTTTCTTGGCCAGGAAACGACAGGCTGCTAACCCCGAATGAGTTTGAAATTAAGAGAACAGTAGATGGGGAAGGCTACAACGTGGCTCAGTCCAATATGACTAAAGATTGGTTTTTGGTTCAAATGCTTGCCCACTACAACATTGGCTATCAGGGGTACCACCTTCCTGAATCTTACAAAGACAGGATGTACTCTTTCCTGAGAAATTTTGAGCCCATGTGTCGGCAGCAGGTTGACACCCAGAAAGCAGAAAACTACCAAGCTGTGACAATCAATAACCAACATAACAACTCCGGCTATGCCAGCGCGCTCTCCGCCTCCAACCCCCGGGAGGGACACCCCTATCCCGCCAACTGGCCCTACCCGCTCATTGGAGCCACAGCGCTGCCCTCAGTCACCCAGAAAAAGTTTCTCTGCGACCGAACCCTGTGGCGCATACCCTTCTCCTCCAACTTTATGTCCATGGGCACCCTCACCGACCTGGGCCAGAACCTCCTCTACTCCAACTCTGCCCATGCTCTCGACATGACCTTCGAGGTTGACGAGATGAATGAGCCCACTCTGTTGTACGTTTTGTTTGAAGTGTTCGACGTGGCCCGCGTCCACCAGCCACACCGGGGCGTGATTGAGGTCGTCTACCTCAGAACCCCGTTCTCCGCCGGTAACGCTACAACCTAAACGGGGGAGACATGGCAGAAGGAGGCTCCTCGGAAGAAGAACTCCGAGCCATAATCCAAAACCTGGGAGTGGGTCCTTTCTTCCTGGGAACCTTTGACAAGCGCTTCCCCGGGTTCATCTCCTCCCAGAGAATGGTCTGCGCCATAGTCAACACGGCCGGCAGGGAGACCGGAGGGGTGCACTGGCTAGCCATGGCCTGGAACCCCAGGGCCAAAAAGTTTTACATGTTTGACCCCTTCGGCTTCTCGGACAGCAAGCTCAGACAGCTTTACAGCTTTGAGTACGAGGGCCTGCTGCGCCGCAGCGCCATCAGCTCTACCCCCGACCGCTGCGTCACCCTGGTGACCAGCAACGAGAGCGTGCAGGGTCCCAACAGCGCCGCCTGCGGGCTCTTTTGTTGCATGTTCTTGCATGCCTTTGTGCACTGGCCAGACGACCCTCTGGACAACAACCCCACCATGGGCCCGCTCCAGGGGGTGCCCAACTACCGCCTCATGAACCCCGTGTCGCAGCGCACCCTGTGGTCTAACCAAGAAAAGCTGTATCACTTTCTGGCCCGTCACTCTTCTTACTTTCGCTCCCACGCGCGCGAAATCAAGGCCAGGACTGCGTTTGATAAGTTGCAACAATAAACCGTTTATTCGAAAATTTGCAACAAGTTTACAGCGTCGTCTTTAAAACAGAGACACATCGTTGTCCTCCTGCCCTTGGGGCAGAATGGTAGTTTGGTACTTGTACTCCTGGGACCACTTAAACTCGGGGAATTTCAGGGGGGGAGGGGTGCCAATGCAGGTGGACCAGATTTTCTTAGCAATCTGGACACATGCCACCATATCCACGGTGGAGATCTTAAAATCACAATTTTTCTGGGGGGCCGCCTTGCTGTTGCGGTACACCGGGTTGCAGCACTGGAACACCAGCATGGCCGGGTGGTCTAGGGTGGCCAGCATCTTGGCGTCCTGCACCAGAGACCGGTCTATGTCCGCGGTGGACGACAGAGCATAGGGGGTCATCTTACAGGTCTGCCGCCCCAGCATGGGCAAGCTGTTGTTCCAGTTGCACTCGCACTTGAGAGGCATCAGCAGATGGCTCTCGGCGGTGCTCATCTGGGGGTAGCAGGCCCTTTGGAAAGCCATGATCTGCTGAAAAGCCATCAGCGCCTTGGGGCCATCCGTGTAGGACATGCCGCAAGAGCTGGAGCTAAAGTTGCCCCCGCTGATGTTAACATCCATAAAGCAGCAGTAGGCGTCCTCGTTTTTCATCTGCACTACATTGCGCCCCCAGCGGTTGGTCACTATCTTAGTTTTCTCGGGGTTCTCTTTCAACACGCGCTGCGCGTTCTCGCTATTGACATCCATCTCAATCAGCTGCTCTTTCTGAATCATGGGCGACCCGTGCAGGCAATGCAGCTGCCGCTGGCAGCCGTGCTGCCAGACCACGCAGCCGCTCGGGTTCAGACCCGGGGCCACGCCCGCAGCCTTAATCACAAAGTCGAGCAGAATTCTGCCCACCATGTGCTGGAAGGACTTTTGAGTGGTAAAATTATAAGTGACCACCGTCTTGGTGTTCACCAGGTAGGCCTGCGCCGCCTTTTTAAAGCACTCCAGCGTGCCCGAGTCGGGCAGCAGGGTGAGCTCCTTGTGGTCAACCTGGTAGGCCGTGAGAATTTTCAGGGCCATCTCCATACCTAGCTGCCACTGGTGCTCGTTGGCCTTGGTCGGGCGCATGTCTACGGCCGCCTGGATCAGAGGCTCCATGAGCTGGGCTTTTAGCGCCGGATCCATGGGCAGGGGAGGGGCGGAGGGGGGATCCTGCTTAATAAACTGGATCTCCCCGTTAGCATCCTTCTCAACCCGCTGCCCACAAAAGGTTTGGATGTAAAATCCGCCCGGCTTGCCCTGCGCCTCAAGAATGGCGTTCGCGCGGCGCGTCATCTCCAGAGCATAGCCGTGCCCCACCAGACTAGAGTCCTCCTTTTCAGGACGGGGGCTTTCCTTTGCCCGCGCCTTGGCGTCTTCCTTGCTCTTGCGTTGACGCTTGCGCACGGGCACTGGGATGTCTTCGTCGCTGGAGCTTGAGATCACGTGGCTCATCTTTTCTCCTAGATGTCAGAAGAGCCTGTCAGTGCCGCTATCGAGGACACGCAGGAGGAAACTTTCCTCGAACCTCCTCCCAACTCTCCAGTCCTCCAGGCTGAATCTGACTCCGAGCCAGACAGCTATTTAAGCGAGGATTTGCTCTGCAAACATCTACAGCGGCAGAGTAAGATTGTCTTGGAGAGTCTCCAAGAGCACCTGCACATTCCAAGTTCCGTGTCGGAGCTCAGCTGCGCTTATGAGAGGAGCCTCTTTTCCCCCAGCACCCCGCCAAAACGGCAAGAGAACGGCACCTGCGAGCCAAACCCCAAGCTCAACTTCTACCCCACCTTCGTGGTGCCCGAGACCCTCGCCACCTACCACATCTTTTTTGTCAACCAAAAAATACCCATGTCGTGCCGCGCGAACCGCCCCAAAGCAGACGCAGTCCTGTCTCTCCGCGATGGGGACAGCTTACCTGACTATGAGACGATGGACTCGGTCAGCAAGGTGTTTGAGGGCCTAGGCGGAGAGGTGCCGGCGGAGAACGCGCTGCAAAACAACGAGTCCGTGTTAGTGGAGCTCATGCAAGACAACCCCCGCCTAGCCGTCATGAAACGCAACCTCACCGTCACCCACTTCGCCTACCCCGCCGTCCACCTCCCGCCCAAAGTCATCACCACCATGATGGACACCCTCTTGGTAAAGAGGGCGAGCCCCGGCGCCGACGTGTCCGACCTGGACCCCGAAGGGGGAGAGCAGGTCGTGCCGGACGCCGTGCTGGCCAAGTGGCTTGAAAACCCCGACCCCGAGGCGCTCGAAAAGCAAAGAAAGACGGTCATGGGCTCTGTGCTGGTGGCCGTGGTCATGGAATGCATGCAGAGGTTTTTCACCTCCGAAGACATGGTCAAAAAAATAGGCGAGGCCCTGCACTACACCTTCAACCACGGATACGTGGCCCTGGCCAGCAAAATCTCCAACGTGCAGCTCGCCAATGTGGTCTCGTACATGGGCATTCTCCACGAGAACCGCCTGGGCCAAAACGTGCTGCACAACACGCTGCAAGGGGAGGCCCGGCGAGACTATGTGCGCGACTGCGTCTTTTTGGCCCTGGTGCACGCCTGGCAGACGGCCATGGGCATTTGGCAGCAGTTTCTGGAAGTAGAAAACCTCAAAGAGCTGGCCAAGTTGCTCGAAAGAAAGAAAAAACCCCTGTACACTCACTCCTCCCAGCGCCTCATGGCCAAGGAGCTGGCGGACATCGTGTTCCCCCCCAAGCTTCTCGCTGCCCTGCATAATGGGCTGCCCGACATCGTGAGCCAGAGCATGATGCAGAATTTTAGGTCTTTCATCCTCGAGCGGTCCGGCATCCTTCCCGCCGTCTCCCCCGCCTTCCCTACCGACTTCATCCCCATCTTCTTCAAAGAGTGCCCCCCCACTCTCTGGCCCTACACCTACCTGCTCAGATTGGCCAACTACTTTATGTATCACAACGACCTCTGCTTTTCGGTCAGCGGGGAGGGCCTACTCGAGCACTACTGCCGCTGCAACCTCTGCACCCCCCACCGCTGCCTCGCCACCAACCCCGCCATGCTGAACGAAACCCAGCTCATCGGTACCTTTGATATCCGGGGTCCCGGTGGGCCGGACGGCGGCGAGTCTTCCACTGGTCTCAAACTCACGGCGGGAATGTGGGCTTCGGCGTTCCTGCGAAAATTTGAAAGCGCTGATTACCACGCCCACCACATTAAATTTTATGAAAACCAATCCAAGCCCCCCGCAGTGGAGCCCACCGCATGCGTCATCAAGCAAACCGCCATCCTGGCCCAATTGCATGACATCAAAAAGGCCAGGGAGGAGTTTTTGCTTAAAAAGGGGCAAGGTGTCTATCTTGACCCTCACACCGGGGAACCTCTGAATGTCCCAGATCCTTCGGTGGAGAGCGGGCTAGAGGTGCGGAGAGATGGAGGACGAAACGGGCAGTCTAAGCGTGGAAGACATCTCCGAGGAGGAGCTAGAAAGCCTCCCCGACCTCTCACCGCCCGCGAGCGAGGAAACGCGGCCAGCGAAGCGAGCTCCTAGATGGGACCAGAAAAGCAAGGCTCCCGGTAAGACCCCGCGCAGCTACAGATCCTGGCGGGCGCACAAATTTAAAATCATGGCCTGCCTGGGCGCGAGCGGAGGAGACGTGGCCTTCACCCGGAGGTTCATGCTCTTCAGGGAAGGGGTCAACCTCCCCAACAACATTGTTCACTACTATAACTCTCGCTACCGCAGCCTCGAGGCGCCGCCCCACCCCCCCGCGCCGCAGCCGGACAGCCGCCCTCACCACCGCCGAGGACAGCCAGGAAACCAGGCAGCTCAGGAACCGCATCTTTCCCACCCTGTATGCCATCTTTCAGCAAAGCCGGGGCTCCCCCACCGCCTTTAAGATAAAAAACCGCTCCCTCCGCTCTCTGCTAAAAAGCTGTTTGTACCACAAGTCCGAGACGCAGCTGCTCCGAACCGAGGACGACGCGGAGGCCTTGTTGAACAAATACTGCCAAGCGCAAGATCACCTCGGAGAGTGAGCGATGTCCAAGGAAATACCCACCCCTTATATGTGGAGCTTTCAGCCCCAGTCCGGCCACGCCGCCGGCGCCGCCCAGGATTACTCAACACAAATGAACTGGTTCAGCGCCGGCCCGTCAATGATTAACCAGGTCTACCAGATAAGGGACTTGCGCAACCGCATCCTCACCACTCAAGCACAGATAACAGAAACGCCCCGGGAGGTCATGAACCCGCCCGTCTGGCCAGCTGCCACCATTGTGCAGGAGGCGCCACCGCCCACAACGGTCGCGCTGCCTCGCAACCACGCCCTGGAAACCGCCATGACCAACTCTGGCATCCAGCTGGCGGGAGGGCGTTGCCTGCTGCCCGCCGCGCGCGCGGCCTGTCCCATAAAAGGCCGCGGCCTCCAGCTCAGCGAGGACATCCCCAGCGCCTCCTGGATCCGGCCGGACGGCATCTTCCAGCTGGGCGGCGGTTCGCGCTCCTCCTTCAACCCGACCCAGGCGTTTCTGACCCTGCAGCAGGCCTCCTCTCAGCCCCGAGCCGGAGGGATAGGAACGGTGCAGTTTGTGCGTGAGTTTGTGCCCGAGGTGTACCTGAATCCTTTCTCTGGCCCTCCAGATACCTTCCCTGACCAGTTCATTCCCAACTATGACATCGTCACTAACTCCGTTGATGGGTATGACTGAGCAGCAGCATCTCTTCCAAGTGGAACTGGACTGCCTCTGCCAGACACACCAGGACTCCTGCTCGCAGGAAAAGTGCTTTGTCAAAGACTCTCTGAAACCAACCTGGTTTTGCCACCCACCGGTGGACTCCTTCTTTACCATCAGCGACTCCTATCAGGAGGGGCACGGGGTTGTGGTGGCTGTAAAGTGCATGTACCACTCCAACACCATGGCCCTGCGGGGTCAGCAGCTGAAGTGTTCGCTTGACCACCGCGGCTCCGAAATTAGGATTCGCTGCCATTGCAAAAAGCCCGTGCCCCACATGAGCCTCATAGATGCTGCCTGTGCCATGTATAACCTTCGTTAATTTTCTCTCGCAGCGGTGCCATGGCGCTCCTGCTTTTCGCGGCCGTCCTCTTCCTTCCCGCCTGTCTGTCTTACGCCCCCGAACATGTGGTAAGCTGCTGCGCCGGCAGTCCCTGTAGCCTTGACCTCAGCGTGAGCCCCCAAGCTTCCGTCAACTGGTCTAACCCAGAAACCGGGGGTCCGCCTGAGTGTCTGGCTCGGGAGCTCTGCAACATCACCCGGGACGGCCTGCACTTCTCTGCCAACTTTAGCGAAGACGGTCCCTATGCCGCCACCGTCCAAGAAAGCGCCTACTTCACCACTGAGCACTTTTACCTACTCTACCTTCATGAGGTGTGCCGCGGCCTCCCCATCGTCCCAGATGACAGTTATGAGGCTCCGGTCGCCAGGCCCCTGGAGGACATGCCCCTAGAGCGCGTAGCGCGCACTGCCTCACTCTTTCAGCCCCTGCTACTTGAGCTTCCTCCAGAGCACACCCAGCAGGTGCGCAACGTGCGCTGGTACAAAGTCACCGGCGAGTACGCGGCCCAAAAGGTGTCGCGCGTTCGCAGCCAGGGCAGAGTGGAAAACATCCAGCCTAACCTGGCCGTTGCACTCCTCTCCGGAGACCTTTGGGTGCTACACGTCTCGCCGGATAGCCTGGGCCTGTGGCTTGCTATTGTGCAACACCCTGGCGGCCGGTGCCACTTTGTCACTTACAACCTGACAGTGCCGGGCTGGCAGGAAAACCTGGTGCATGCCTTCAGGCAGGGAATGGAAGCCACTACCGCCACTTTTGATCCGTTGCACTTTACAAGGAAAATGAAGTGGTCCCTCTACCGCCGTCAGCCAAAAGGGGCTTTTCGCGTAGAGTGTAACACCACCTCTCGCTTTCCAGACTGTTTTGAGTCTATCACCCCAGACGGGGTTTTCCTGCTAGTGGGAGAGCGCAAAGACTCCCTCTACGTCTCTATGCTGCCTTTCTTTCCCTCTGAGGGCACTCTTAGCAGGTCCCAGGACTTGCCCGAACCTGCCCACTCCACCTTTCAGGAGCCCGCCATGCCCTCCTATGTGCCCCTCACCTTTCTCATTATTGGTATGTTGAGCACCCTGGTTCTCCTACTAGGCCTCTGTTGCTGTCTCAGCAATAAAATCAGACCCATCTACTTCCCCCCCACCACAGCTCTGTAAATCAATAAATACCTGATTTTTTGCAACACTTGAGTGTCTTGCGTCTCTATGTCCAAAAGCGCGCCTTCTTCCCAGCTCTGGTAGCGCCAGCCTTGCGCGCGAGCCAGCTTTCGAAGCTCTTTGAATGGTAATGTGGTCTCTCCCAACAGCTTGCCATTCACCAACACCAGAGCCATGAAGAGAGCGCGAGCGGTACCTGCGGATTATGACCCCGTGTACCCGTATGACAAACCGGACGCAAACACCCAGCCGCCATACTTCAATAGGAAGCAAGGCCTCACAGAAACTCCCCCCGGGACTCTGGCCGTCAACGCGGCTCCCCCCATCGCCTTTAACACTTTTGGGGCGCTCAAACTTAACACAGGTGCAGGGCTGGCCCTTGCTGATGGCAAACTTCAGGCCAATGTGGGCGAAGGGCTCACCCTAAACAACCAGGGACAAATCACCCTTGACCAAAACAGCGGGGCCCTTCTTTTTGATCCGCCTTTGCAAAAAAATGACAAGACTGTCTCCCTTAACCTCGGAGACGGCTTGCAAAATGATAATGGCCAGCTCAAAGTCAACTTTCCTCCCCCGCTCACCTTCACCCAGCCCCTAACCGCCACTAACAATGCCGTGTCCCTCAACATCGGCAATGGCCTGGAAACCAATGGAGGGCGGCTGCAGGTGGTCTTTCCTCCCCCTCCCTCACCGCCGCCCCCTCTGACTTTCACCCAACCCCTCACCCTCAACAACAACACTGTGGCCCTGACTCTGGGGGATGGGCTGGCCACCGACAACGGGCGCCTCAAGGTTAACTTTCCCGCACCTCCAACCCCCCTCACTTTCTCGGGACCCCTCTCTTCTTCCAACAACACCGTCAGCCTTAACGTGGGCAGCGGGTTGCAAGTTAACAGCTCAGCTCTAGAAGTCAAACCCCTCACCTACCAGGCCCCCCTGCAAAAAACTGACCAAACTGTCAGTCTGCAGCTGGGAAGCGGCCTCACAGTCAACAACAACCAGCTTACCGTGGTTCCCCCTCCGGCCACTCAGTACTCACCACCTTTGGTAAAAAATGGCAACAGCGTCAGCCTGCAAGTGGGGACTGGCCTCGAAGTGCAAAATAATGCCCTGGTTGCCCGCGCCCTCACCTTTAATGCCCCTCTAACGAGTTCTAACAACGCCGTCTCCCTCAACCTCGGCGGAGGACTTGCTGTGACCAATGGAGCCCTGGGACTCAAAATTGGTTCTTCCCTAAACCTAGTGAACGGCACCCTCGAGGTCACAACCCCCTCAGTTGGCCCCTCCGTCACCCTGTGGACGGGTCCTTCCCCCAGCATCAATGGAGTTATCAACAACTCTCCCCTCATACGCTGCTTTGTATGCTTGGCCCGGGAACAAAGCATGGTAACCCTAACTGCCTGGTTTAAAGGAGAAAGCTACTACAGCACCGTAAGCCGCGCCCAAGTGCCATTTTCATTGACCATGGAATTTGATCAATTTGGGCAACTTATGTCCACAGGAAACATCAATTCCACTTCCACTTGGGGAGAAAAACCTTGGGCCAACAACTCTGTTCAAGCCCACCCAAGCCACACTTGGAAACTCTGTATGCCCAACCCAGCAGTGTATCCCTCCAGTTCCCCAAGAGTGTTTCTCAAAAAACTGGGACTTGACACCATTGCCAATGAAGCAGGTGAAGGGCGCAACATTGACTGCTTGATCATTCTAAACAAAAAAGTAACCGCTATTAGCACTTATGCTATTAGCTTTAGGTTTCTAAACTTTACCCGCCTTCCCAGTGCCACCAACTTTATATCAGACGTGATCAACTGCTCTTTTGTCGGCGAAAATCAAAATTAAAGCGTTTTACTTTTTACTCAATTTTATTGAACACACGTGTGTTAATGCATCCCCCCTCAGAAAATTTTACACGGTACACAGTTCTTTCACCACAGCAATTAATATACAATGATTTTTGGGTAAGCTCTTCACCAAAAGGTCTATAGTATACATATTCTTGCACGGCCAGGCGAGGGTCCGTCAGGCTGATGAACTCGGGGTCGCTCCCGCGCAGCTGGTAGCTCGAGTCCAAGGGCTGCAGGGTCTGAGAGCGCATCTACACGTGGAGAAAGGTGCCCATGGTCACTTCGGCCAAGTTTCTTATAGAGCGGCAATGTCCATACAGCATAGCTTGTCTCAAGGCACTTCTCCGTCGCTCTTCTCCGCGGCTAGTTAAGTAGCTAAAGGTAACTATCTCCATATTCTCAATAGCATTCAACATGGTCTTAATAATTCTCCTAGTTTTCACCGCACACCGCTTCAAACAGCCCAACTTATGCAGGGCGCACATATCACACGTGAGGACCAGCCAGTGCCCAAAAGTGCCCCTAATTAACATCCCCATCTCAGGACTCAAGCAGGTTCTAATTAGGTCTAAGCAAACCTGCTGCACATCATAGGTAAAACACAATCTAAAGTACAAAAAATGAACCCCATTGTACATGACACTCGCCACATAGGTTATTTCATCCGGCCTGCCCGAGTTGATAAACTCTCGAAACCATAACTGCAGCCTGTTAACCCTCGCACCCTTAATGAAATCTAAAACTACATTTTTAATCACATGCTTGCCGCTGAGGCACTGCAGCGACTGAGGGTCATCACAGTGACAGTGCAGGCGCCAGCGTTGAGGTTCGGCCAAACAGTCATGCTTATGAAAAATGAGCTCTAAGCCAGCACAGCAAGTATGATTGCCCAGTAATATTTTTTCATGCGCACTCAAAATTTCAGTCCAGGGAATAGGCATCTCATAGCACAGAGCAAACGAGTTGCAATAAGCGGGGGCTCTCACCACTGTTGTCACGTGAGAGGGGTGTCCAGGGGCCGGGCGGGCAGCCATCCTATGAACAGAAACTGTAGGTTTCACTCATGGACACAGAAAACAAATCTTTACCCCCAAAATCAAATTTTAAGTGCTCATCAGCTTGCAAAGCCGCATACAACTCAGACACAAGTAAGGCCTTGATCCTGGAGAGTGCAGAGTCGCGATCCACGGGTTCCGAGTTGTGGAAAACAAACTTAAAAGTGATGCCTGGCTTATCCCTAGCAGTGGATTTGATAAAAACATTGTCAAAGTGGAAGCCCGTCACATCAGACAGTACCTCAAACAAAAAAGAATGAGGGTCATCCACATAGCTAGTAATTTGCCTAACAAAGTCTTCAAAAAAGGTGAGGGTTCCTCTCACACAGGGGGTGCGAGTCTGGGCGGCCATCAGGGCAAACCTGTAATACATGTAACAGAAATGTTGTCTAAATCACTGTCTGTAAGCTGTTCCCCTTTTGCTGCGCAGTAGGCCAAAGCAAAATTTTCCACAAAAGCCGAAATACTGTTGGCGATCATGTCGCGGAGAGCCGAGGTGGGCTCTAGGTAAAACCAACTTATGCCCACCACAATTTCAATGTAGCCCTGTTCGGATACAGTCACGTGCACCGTTTGCAGCCACTGCAAAAGAAATTCAGAGAGGCTGTCTGCCAAAAGCTGAGCAATGGCGGCATTAATAGAGCGCAACTTGGCAGAAAAATCCGATTCTAGCAAAACTGAAAAAAGCAAACACTTGGGACACAGGTCCTCTGTAGGCTCAGGCATCCTAAAAAACAAAACATGCAGCTATGAAGACTCCTCGCTTGGCACACGCACTCTAACTCTAACCCTCATTCTAACTCTAGCCCTAGCCCTAACCCGATCAAAAACATAATTAAGCAGGAGCGTGCAAAAAAGAAAAAACAACAAGCACTGCGGACATTCATTGGAAGCTGGTTCGGGCATCCTAAAAAACAAAAAACTTTTTTCAGCAGCTAAAAAAATGCACTTTAATGTGATTGAGCCACATGCTATGTAAGTCTTCATTAATCCCACAACCCAACCCTTCAAGCCAGCCACGCACATATACTTTAATGAGCGACTCAACCTCAATTTTCAGAGCAGTAGACATCTCATGTGTGCTAGTAAAAACAATAGAGCTTACAATACAAGAGCCGCTGTGGCTAGACAAGCGCCTAACAGCGACTAAATTAAACCCAGTGAACAGAAATGTAGAAACACAGCGACAGAGATCAGTTTCCTGATCTCGGTCCCTCAGTAAGGCGGCCAAGTCATTTTTAACAGTGAGGTGACATTCATAGAAGTAACGTGCGGGACTGGAAGCCATTCTGAAAAATAAAAAGCACAGCGCATGCACAATCACACCAGCACCACCACCAAAACAGCCATGCCCTCCCCAAAAAAAAAAAACACTCACCTTAGTCTGAAATCAAAAGAATATTAGGTTCCCAGGTAACAGTCAGTCCCTCCAACAGAGGAACAGAGTCTTCCGAGATCAGTAGGCGAAAGTAGGAACGAAGATTGGTCTGAATATTCGAAGCCACAGTCACTATGCCGGGAACACTCTCAAAGGCCGCGACGTCGCTGCCAATAAAAAAGTAAAACTCTAAATGATCAGTTCCCAGCACAGAAACTGCCCCAACATAGGTAGGACACGGGCGAATATCCTGAGAACGAATAACAGCGAAAATGAGTCGCCTGAGCTCAGTAGGCAGAAACTCCACCAAGTCAATACGCGAGCACACCGCCTCAATTAAGGAGCGCTGCACTTTAAGGCAAAAACAAGACCCCATCGAAAGCCCTAAAGCGGCCATGGTACTCACAGTTGTGCAGACGCGGCAGCGAACAGAGGTCTTATGCGGAAGACACAGAGAGTCAGGGTATATATACACATCAATAGGGAAACAGAAAAGGGATACGTGAGCGCTTATCACGAGAACGAGAACAGGTGGTTCCTCAAAAGCGGTGCACACCCTGACCATAAACCGCTGGTGTTGACTCAGCTGTCACGGGGCTTAACAAATACATGTGAAACACGGTCATAAACCGGGAAACTCCAGAGCTGCCAAACCGCAGTTCCTGGCACCGGAGTCATAAATTTCTGGGCGTGAGTCCATAAATGTCAGCTGGGGAATTTATGTGTTCCCCATTAAAATTTTATGGCCGCAAAGGTCAATATGAGGCCACACGTCATCATTTCCCGCCAAAAGTCCCCCCGCCGGGGCCAGCCCCGCCGCGACCCCCACCCCCGCGACCCCCGCACGCAAAATACAAGCTCCGCCCTCAAAATTAGGCCACACCTTTTTGCACTGTATATTATTGATGATG